GTTGCAGGACATCAAATACACAGCCGAGCAAGTTGCCCAGGCGTTTGAGGCGTTCACATCCATCTGCAAGGTGTGGCGCTGGCTGAAGAAGTACGACCCGCGGGAGGTGCGCTGTGATTGAGTTACTACCCGAACAATCCACGCACGAGCAGCTGCTGAACCGCGTGCGATCGCTGGCACGTGAGCTGGCGGAGGCAAAGGCTGCGCTGGCGGCTGCGGAAGGCCGTGAGAACGATCTGATCGATCGCATAAGGGCAGGGCTATGAGAGCGCTTTGCAACGTGGTGCTGACGTTCTTGGCGTTCTTTGGGTTCCCAGCCACGCAGGCGTCGAACGTGATGATCGACATGCGGCCGGACGCCAAAAAGATCGACGTTAAGAAAATTAAGGTTCGCATCACTGGCTACTGGCCGGGTGAGGATGAGTGGAGCAGTCGCTACCAGTCCAGCACTGGCACCAAGTTGCGTGCCGGCCGTCACTGCGCCGTGGATCCAGACATTATCCCGCTGTGGTCACGGATCCGCGTCATCGGTGCCAAGCGGGAGTGGGTGGCCGTGGATACTGGCACCGCCGTGAAGAGCAAGAAGGCCAGCGGTGGCAAGTTGCCGGTGATCGACGTGTTCGCAGCCAGTGAAAAGCAATTCAATGCGATGCGGCTGCCGAAGGTAGCGATGGTGGAGATCAGCAAATGAGCACGAAGGCCGCCACGTTCGCATCGAAAAGCCAGCGTGCGATGGGCCTGGGCGATACGCGGCCGACGTTTCGCCGCCTGGGCGTGATAGCTGGCAAGTTACGCCGGGATCTGACCCTGCCTAGCTGTGCACGGTTGGGCGTTGAGCTAGAATGTAGCTACAAAACTATCCAGCGGGACATCGATCTGCTGCGAGACTTTTTTGGATATCCGCTGGAGTACGACGCCAGCAAGTACCACTACAAACTGGCTGGGCCGCTGCCGAAGGCGGTGCTGTGAGCTTGCGGGATCTCCTAACCATGTTCTCCGCCCGCGTCATCGGTACCTACACGCCGAAGCAGTACGCCGACTGTGTGCGAGAGGCTCGTGCTAATCGTATGCGGTGGGGAATGGGGCAGTGGTGAGCGTTAAACGCCTCACCTGGCACCTCGAAATCCTTGAGCGTGCAAAAAAGAATCTGTTGAAAGAGCAATATCAGGCCGTGCGTACACGGTTGGATCTAGCGATCACGATCTGCAAGGAGATGTTGAAGCGAGCCGAGGAGCATAAGGCGAAGGCGATAGAGGCAAAAAAATGATCGCACTACCGCCAGCAACAGAAGCCATTTACCACAACGGTGCGCCGGAAGGGCATCGGAACACGGAGCTGTTCAAGATGGCGTTGCAATTCCGTGACCAAGGCTTGTCGCAGTTTGACGCTGAAACGGAGGCCGAGATCTGGGGCCATAAGTTTGGAATCACGCAGAAAGAGGCAGTTGCAGCCGTCAAATCCGCTTACAGCAAGCCAGCCAGGGAGGCGTGGAGGCCAAAAGCCAAGTACGGTTATCAGAATGGGGCGATCGTGCGTGAGGATTTGCCAGTTCCTCAAATGCCTAAAAGCGTAGAAGCCCAGCCAGTAGAGAAATTTTTAGCCGAGGCTTTTGAACTAGGCGAAAGTATCAATATCTGTCGTTCTATTAAGGACGGAGATCGTGAGCGGCCTGATGGGATTGGTGAAACAAGAAAACGTGAGGAGTGGCTCGAGTTATACAAAGGAGACGGATTAAAGGAGTGGCAAGGATCAGCCGTCGGCGTGTATGTCTCAATTAACCCTAACAATGGCAAGGGCCGAAAGAAAGAGCATGTTACTAAATGGCGTCACGTCCTAATTGAATTTGATGAAAGCACGTTGGATGAGCAGTGGAAAATTATTAAAAAAAGCGGATTGCCTACGACTTGCATCATTAAGAGCGGATCACGCAGCCTGCACGCATGGGTGAAAATAGATGCTACCAACGAAGCTGAATTTACTGAACGTGTTGATTTTATATTTAAGCACTTAGAGCACAGCAAGGTAGATTCCTCGACAAAAGACGCAGGCAGGTTGTCGAGGCTGCCAGGTGCTATGAGGACGGCCACAGGCAATCAGCAAGAGCTAGTCGAATGTGGCACACCATCGATCTCATTTTTACAATGGAAAGAGCGCATTTTGTTTGGAGATATTCCAGAGCCTTACAAGTGGGATGACCTTCTTAATTTCAAAGAGACTGAAGATCCCACGCAGCTACTTGGCAAGCGATGGATATGCCGTGGCGGATCAGCGTTGTGGGTGGGCAGTAGTGGCCTTGGAAAGTCTGTCCTGTGTATGCAGGCTGCAATCACGTGGGCAATCGCCGAGTCGTTCTTTGGAATCAATCCGCATGGCGAAGGATTAAAATCGCTGATTATCCAAGCTGAGAACGACGAGGGAGACGTGGCTGAATCCATTCAAGGCGTGTTTAAGGCGATGAACCTTACTGATAAGCAGAAGGAATTAGTGATGGCCAGAGTAACGATCGTCCGTGACTGCACTTCGACTGGCGAAAAATTTGTTGATCGCGTGCGTAGGTTAGTTGAGAAGTACAAGCCTGACCTAGTTTGGATTGATCCGTTGTTGGCCTTTATTGGAGGCGATCTTTCTAGTCAGGAAACAGCCAGCGAGTTTCTGCGGAATATGCTAAACCCTCTATCCTTGTCGGCTGGGTTTGCGTGGATGCTGATCCATCACACTCCGAAGCCTGTTAGGGATGGGATCGGATATCAAGGCGCAGACAAGGCGTACAGCGGATTTGGATCAAGCGAGCTGACTAATTGGGCCAGGAGCGTCCTGACGCTTGCTCCTTGCGGCGACGATGCCGAAGGAAAGCGTATTTATAGGCTAGAGGTAACCAAGCGCGGCAAGCGATCAAACCTCAATTCTAACGGCATTATAGCTCAAAACAACGTACAGCCTTACGCAAACCTGCGCCATAGTGATGTAGGGCTGGCTTGGATTGTGGCAGATGAACCAGAGCGTAAGACTGCCGGCCGGCCAGAAATCATCGTAGATTTTGATGAATATCGTCAGATTGTTTCAAAAGGGATAAGCGCAGGCGATCTTCAAAGCTGCATACGCAATAAATCTAAAGTTGGCCACACCAAGAGTCGTGACTTGACGGCAGCATGGGAACAAGACGGTTTGATCAAAAACATAGGCACAGAAAAAGCCAAAAAGTACGTGCTGAATCAGGATCAAAAATGATCAAAAAAAGCCTATCACCACTTATTCAAAAGCTATCACCGAAAATAGGTAGAACTGCCATTGATGGATATTCCCCCTTTAAGGGGATATCCATTGATAGCGTTCATAGTTTACATCCATCGACCATCCATAGGGGCGATTTTCGTTCATTATGATAGAGCAACAAATATTAGAACGGATCCCATGCGGATCGGCTCACGTTTCCACCCGGATCGATGGGATAGCGGATTTAGTCCATGAGGCGTTCTATGAGCTGGGTCTGACTGTTACAACGTCATCAGTGGCTTTGACCACTCAGGTGTTCCATTACCTGATAACTAAGGCGCCAGATCATCCGGCCGTTCAGAATATGGCCGACACGCTAGAGCAGTCTGTCCTGGCGGTTGTGCTTAACAGATCAACCAAGTCGATGACCCAGCTTGCCAAGGAACACAAGATCACAAAGCAGGCGTTCAGCAAGCGGGTGCTCAGTCTAACTGATCGACTCGGCTTGCCAGTAAGAGCGCAGAAAAGTCAGAAGGCCCGCGAGTCCTACGATCTCAGGGCAAGGAAGCACCACGACAAGCGGCGACGTGAGATTCCTAAGTTCAACAGCGCCGCATTATTGAAAGGATTCAATTGCAAGAACTCAAAGAAGTAATCAAGAAGCTAAACAAGAGACGCACAGAAACCCTTGAGCAGATGGGCGAGGTGATTGGCTTAGCAGCACAGGCCGGTGCCATCATATCCAGCGCAAGGGCGAAAGGTGATGACGTGCGAAAACTGCTAGAGTCGGCTGACCTAACTGATGAGCAAGGCAAACGATTGGAGCGTGTGGCAGCGCATCAGAAGAAACTGCAAGACGGTGACCCAACAGCCTTGCGTCAATTCATGCTGTGGACAGAGATGCTTCCAGATCCGATCACGACATCCGTACCAAGCGAGCGAAAGCCATTCTTCTTTCCGCTGATTAAAGTTAGTCAGTGGTTCACTAACAGATCTAAGCCCGAAGCCTGGACATCCGACATGCGTGCAGAGTTCATCCGCTACGCAGAGCCGATCGCTAAGAAGTACACTGAGCTGACTGGCAAAGGCTCTTGAGTATGCGTGATAAAATTCTCTTGAGTAGTACACGCCAAAATCTCTTGAGTAGGATTTTTTTTCCTACACAAGGAGTCTCCTTGAGTAGAAACATCGCGGTGGAAACGACT